ACGAGGTATAGTTCCGTAGGCTACGCTGTGTAGGTAGCTAGGGCCGTCTGGCATAGCGTAGAAGCCGCCTACTAACCCACCGAGAGAGAACCCGGAAAAACTCGTTTTTCTCTCAGCGTAGCTGAGAGCGGTGTATCTGACTGAGCGGTCACCACACGAAAAACCCACGACCAACTCAAACGTAGTCGGTGTTTTCCCGGTGATCACCCCCGCAACAAACCCAGGAGATGTTATGTCCCCGTTAACAGGGTTCATCTCCCCTTCGCCGCCCCACGTCGCCGTCGGGTTGGGAGGCACAGCCGTGAGCGCGATCTTTACCCTCGCCACCTGAAGCACGTCCCTTTTATAGAACGAATAGATCGGCGCGTCCCCGGCAAGCCACCGGTTGTAGCGATCAGTTGATTTCACCATGCCCTTCGCCTGCCAGTCAGGCTCGACTGCGCAGGCATAACCCCTATTCACATACCACGTTTTATTATCTTCGTCTGTCGTGACGCCTGCTGTGACTGTGAAGGTCTTGTCCTTAAGTACGGCGACGGTCACGTTCAGGCTGTACCTGCTTGACACGTTGTACGGGACAGCCCCCGCTGTCCCCGCGAAGCCGTAGGTCTCATCTATCTCGGTTATAAACGACGTGAGCGTCGCTGTAGTCCCGCTCCAGTTCCAGTGCCACCCGTAGCCCATACCCCACGTGTAGACGGCCCCGTTGCCGACGCCGTCTACGATCAGCTTCTTCTTTGTGTCAGGGAGGCTGTACGCCAGGATGTATGCTTCGGCCCGCTCCCTATCGTCCGTGTCGAGGGAGGCGAACTGCTTAGTGCCCGGCGTGATGTATTTGCGCATCGCTTCGCCCGACGTGGTGGACGTCAGCGGGTAAACTGTCATGCTGTCGCCGCTGGGGTTCATCAGGAAGTGACGCCCCGTCGCCACGTCGAGGTAGACGCCTGAAGAGGTCCACAGAGATACTTCCTCTGACGCGTCGTAACTCCACACGGTGAGTCCAGGGCGTGAACCCCCGTCGAATACAGGTAGGTCGAGGCCGCTTGATGGCCCCAGTTCGTCGCCGGCAGTGTCGAGGCCTCTGCGCTTGTACATGGGCTTGCCGTACATGGCCTGCACGTAAAGGCGGCACTTCCCTGTGAACATGGACGCTGGGCATGCGTTGACGACGAACTTCTTCGCCCACACAGCCATGTCATCGTCTGCCGGGAGCCACTTGTTCGAGTCCTTCGCCGTCTCCTTCATGGCCGGGTAGAAAGAGTACGCCTTGTCGAGCAACTTCCCTGCAAGGTCGGCGCCACCCACCGTCACCGTGCCGAGCAACTGCCCGGCACTGCCCGGCGAGGGGTTAGTCTTCCCCCGGTCGGCGGCTTTTGAGAATGCCGCTATATATGTAGCCATTGACGCACTGGGGTACAGTACGCCTGCTGAGAAACGGGCCGGCGAGTTGACGCCGAGGTTGATGAGGTCGATAACCCCACTGTCCATGGCCAACGCCGTCGTGCCGCCCTCAATCCTGATGTACTCGTGCCCCTGCTCGATGCGCACACTGATTAATACTCCGTCGACCTCGAGCGACTGGCTCGCGTGGGTCAGCCCCAGGCTCTTGAGCTTGGTGACGCAGCTTCGGGCGAAGGGCAAGAACTGCGCCCCACCCGTGATCAGCCGATGCTCCATGACCCTATGCTGCAGGCATGGTGATGGTGAGGGTATCGATAGTCACTGGCGAACCGACCACAAATGTTGTGTTGGAGATGTTCATATCTGCCCCAGCAATGGCCACCTGGCCGTCGAGCCTAGCGAGGACGATAGACGCGCCGTCAGCGTCGGTTCTGGCGGCTTTTATGCGGAACCATCCGGCTGTGCCGCCAGCAACAGCGGTGCAGCTCCAGACGCCGGTCTTCGACAGTGAACCCCCTGACGGCGCCCCAAACGTGAGCCCGTTTACTGCGCCCACGCCGCCGGCTATCGCCCCTCCAGCAGTCGCCGTCAGCGTGGTGACGGTCGTCGTCAGCGTCAGCCCGTTATGGGCGGCGCCGACCCCGGGAGGCGCGACCAGCGTCACGACCCCCGCTGCTGAGGTTGCCTCATATATGCCGTTGGCGTTGATAGCAGCCGCGAGCGCGCCCCCCGTCTGTGTCGCGTCGGTGACGAATAGCACCGCCCCCATCGGGATAATGTTCATGTTGCCGACGAACACGGCGTTGATTGACCCGCTGGTCCCCCCCAGTGTAATCGTCTGCGAGGCGGGCACCTCTGCCGTAATTGCCCCGGAGTTCAAGGTGATGGTGCCGAGCAGCGTGCCGGTCACTGCGGCGTCCGCGTTGGCCGGCTGGGTGCCGGTGCGGACCTCGATGATGCCGTTGGCGAAGGTGGAGGCGACCCCCGCAGAGCCGACCATATTATTGCGGAGTTTTGTGGAGAGGCGGATGGTCATGGTGTCTGCCCCTTACTGAGCGGGTTGAGTCCAGATGAACGAGTCCACCGTGTTCGGCGCACCGATGGCGATGCTGATGTTGCTCAGGTTCAGGTCGGCACCGGACGTCGCAATCGAGCCGTCCAGGCGAGGCAGTGCGGTCGACACGGCGTCGTTGTCCAGCGCATTGCCTTTCAGTCGGAAGTAACCGGCAGTGCCAGCTGCGACCCCGTTAAAGGACCAGACGCCCGACTTGCTCACTGCACCATTCGCCGCAGCGGCGAAGGTCAGGCCGTTGGTCGGGGAGCCGGCAACGAACGCCCCGGAGTTCAAGGTGATGGTGCCGAGCAGCGTGCCGGTCACTGCGGCGTCCGCGTTGGCCGGCTGGGTGCCGGTGCGGACCTCGATGATGCCGTTGGCGAAGGTGGAGGCGAAGCCTGCGGCGCCTGCAAGCGCGGTGCGCAAGGCGGTGCTGAGTCGAACAGTCATGGTATATCTTTCTTAGATGTAAGAGTTGAAAGGCTGTCCGCCCTGCTGGAGAACGGCGAGATACCGTTTCTGTCCACCAGAGTGAACTACGCACCCACCAGCTCTTACGCCGGGGGCGACGCTGACGTTTTTTTCCGTCAGGTTTGTGAAGGGCAGGGCGGAGCACAGGCCACGCTCTGTCCAAAAAAGAATGCGGGCGTTGTCGGTGCCCCAGTGCTGGCCTGGGGGCACGCCGTACTCGGCCACGACGGTGATCTTCTCGCCGTCAAAGACGTGGACCTCGGCGTCGGTACCGACGATCAGGGCGCCCGGGTGCGGGGCCAGCATCGTGACTTGGCCGGGCACCATGAAGAAGCCACTGTCGTAATTGAACAGGTGGTAGCCCAGGGGCTCGGAGGCCCACACGATGGTCTGGTTGTCCTGGGGCAGGTACTGGGCGGCGTACACCCGCCCACGCCAGTGCTGGATGATTCCGGTGTCCAGCGGCAGCGGGCCGAACAGGACGTCGAGGTCTTTCCCGTCGTCGCCCTTGAAGCCGGCGCCATACGAGAGCGCCCTCTCACGCCACGGCAAAACCTCGCCATCGACCAGGATCACGCCGGAGTCGGTGCCGTTGTTGAAGAACACCTGTTCGTTGACCTCGCACCAGTGCATCGGGGCGCTGGAGGTCAGCACCGCCAGCGTGTTGCCGAAGGCGTCACGCAGTGCGCCGCTGACGACCACATACATGCGGGAGAAGTCGAGGGTGCTGTACAGGCCGGCGTAGGCGCCGGGGGACACGAGGCTGTAGCCGTCGCGTTTTGAGAGTGCGCCGGAGTCCGAGACGTTGACGTTGTCGGCTTGAACGAGCCACTCCAGACCGAGCCGAAGCGGGTCAGATACGTTCTGAAGGCCCTTGAAGCTGCTGGTTTTCATCTTGCAGCATTCTAACTTAGATGTAAGAGTGCTGGAGTTGTGACCAAGTACGGCACTGCACTGCGGAAGTCAGCTTGGTGGGCGGACAATAATCACGTCAGGCGCTCGCCGTGCTGTGCCGGCGTATCCAGGATCTCTAGCGCCCGCCCCACCCCCAGCAGCCCTGCTGCCTCCAGCGCCTGCACGCCGGAGCGGGTGGCGGCGTGGCTCAAGTCGATGAACACAGCGGCTGCGGTGTCGGCCAGGTTGACACGCAGGGCCGCCGCCTGCTGACGCAGGGCCATGGCGGCACCTGGGTTGTCCAGTGAGGCGATCTCCATCGACACCTTCTCGGCCATCGTGAAGCGGTCGCGGAACGCCAACTTGGTGATGCGCCCGGCCTCGCTGGTTTTGGCGGCGCGCGCGTTGATCTCATCCGCATACATGGACTGAATGTCAGCCTCGACAAACAGCCCGAGCACGCCCTCCACTTGGGTGTGGCTGCCGTCCGGGCAGGTGCCGAAGAACTCGGGCACAGGTGTGGGGTATGCGCTCTCACGCGCCCAGACAAACGCCAGGCCAGGCACCGCCGGGAACTTGGTGCCGTTCATGGCGGGCTCGGAGGCCACAGACACCCCGGTCAAAGCATCGACGTAGGTAAATTTTAGGTGCTTCATGGTGTCCTCTAGATGATCGACCTGCGCACAGCCCGCACGCCGTAGGCAACTGCCTTGGTGTTGTGGCTTTGGTTGCCGGGGGCAGACATCCAGCCTTGAACCCAAGCGTTACCCAATGAATATTCTGATGCAGACCAGAAGAACGAACCGTAAGCAAAAGTTTCGGCCTCCCCAGTGCGAAAGTTTTTTCCGGCAGCTACTTGGCCGGGTGTGCCTGCCAAGTACGCTGCGCCGGCGGGTGCCGTGTTGTTGTTCAGACCGTGGGTATTGGCGGTGCCGCCAATCGACCCTAAATTCGTGTAAGCGTGTGACGCGGCCGTTGGTCGGTCGGCAACTACGTAGTTGGCATCTGCTGTGGGTTTAAGGTTGCGCCAACACAACTCCAACTCGTCCCGTGCTGGCAAGTACCAGTCTTGTCTGCCGGCAATACTTAGGTTGTTGCACCAGTGCGCTGCTGGGTACACCGTGCTTGTGCCTGCAGCCACCATCGCCAGGGTAGCCCTGCGCCCCTCTGTCAGTGTGGCGCAGGCGGCGGGCGCAGCGTCGTTGCTGTTCTTGTAAGAGAGCGATACGTTTTCCCCCGACGCTTTGGGGGCCACGATCACCCGGTATCGCGCCATGATTGACCAGTCAGCGAGCGTGCCAGACCCACCCACGCTGGTGACGTTGATCGTCAGCGAGGTACCGATTGCGCCTGTCACCACGCCAATCATCTTGTTGGTCGGGTCCGCACGGCTGCGCACCTCCAACGTCTGGTTTGCGTAGACCAAGGGTACGGCGGTCATACTAGCCACTGTGAACACCTTGCTGCCCGTGCCAATGACGGTGCTGGTGGCGGACTGCATCAGCTCGTTCCAGATCGTCCCCGCGTAAAAGCCGCCTTCAAAGGCGTCGCCGAAGGCCGCAGGCGTCGCTGAGGGTGTGGCGGTGTAGGCGGCGAACTCAGCCGCCGTGCTGAAGGTCACTGTAGCGCTGTAGGCGCCCACACCGTTGGCGGTCCCGCGGTGCCGCACACGCGCAAAATACGTGGTGCTAGTGGCCACTGTGGTGGTCCAGCTGGTTTTGCTGGCAGCGTCGGCGCTGGTGGATTGCACGAGGGTCGTAAACCCCGCGTCCGTAGCAAGCTGCCAGTCGCTGTTGAGGTGGGTGTCCGACGTACCCAACCAGGCAAAAGCGCTGCTGGTGAGAGTAAGGGACGCCCCCAAAACACCAGTGGCCGCGTCGGCAGGGCTGGTGATGGTCGGCGCGGCCACGCTGGGTGCAAGCACGGTCAGTGTTATAGCGCGGGCAACCCCGGCTACGGTCACGGTCAAGGTCACAGCTTGCGCAGTAGCTGGGGCGGTAAAGCTGATGACATCCAGCGTGAGCGCGACGCTGCCCGCCGACACCGACACCGCATAAGTGCTGAAGCTGTCGAAGTCGGTGAGGGTGTAGGCAATGACTTGATTGACGTAAATAGTGGTGGCGCCGGACAGACTGGCACTCCCGCTGCCACCCCCGCTGCCGACCACGCCGTTGATCGTGTCCCCCACAGGAAGCTCTCGGACTCCCCCTGCGACGAGGACGAGGGGGTTGCGGGCCACCATGGTTTAAGCCAGGGTGATGGGTGTACCGGCCTGGAAGTTCACGCTGGTCGCGCTAGTGGCGAATCCGACCCGCTGAACCACATTGCCTGTGCCTGACGGGGCCGCATTGGTTGAAGCGCCCGCAGTGGTGGAGAGAAACACCTGGCCGGGCGTCGCACCAGTGACGGCAGTGTTGCTGCCTTCGAAGTAAACGTCGACGCTTGCACCAGACGCCCCGCCCACCAGGACGAAGCCCATCGCATGTTTGCCAGCGATGGTGGCGTCTGCCTTACGGACCTTTGCGCCCGCGTTGTTCCAGATGTTGATGAGGTCACCCGAAGCAATGATCTCGCTGGTGGTCATTGATACGACGTCGGCACCCACACCCGGGGGCAACACACCCAGCGCGATACGACCAGAGCCGTCCATCTTCACGACTTTGTCGGGGGCGCTGGTGGCTGAGGAATTGACGATGGAGTCGTCCAAAATGCCGGAGGCGTTCAGCGCCGCCAGCTTGCCGGAGTCAGCCACGCCTGCGCTGGTGCTCTTGCTGTTGACGATGGTGGCGTCCAGAATGCCGGAGGCATTCAAGGCCACGAGCGCTTGTGCGTCGCCCGCCCCAGCCGAGGTGGTGAGGGCCGCTTGCTCGGTGAGGGAGCCGGAAGCGTTCTTGATGAATTTGGTGGTAGATGTGGTTCCCATGGGGACTCCTATTTAAAGATGGCTGGTTGAAAATTGACGGAGATGCGTGTTGGGGATACTGCTACCCCCAACACCTTGCAGAAGGCAGCTGACTCGGGCAGGGTCTGTGTGATGGCACCCGCAAGGCCGAGGAAGACAGGAGAGCCGGGCGAGAACGACCAGCCGCTGTGCTCAAGGATTCCGCGGTCCACGACGACGGCGGGCGCGCCGGCTGCGGCAGCACCGATGGTGAGCCCGGCCACAGCATGATCAGCAGGGACAGACGCGTCGGCAGCGCGGCACTGGCCGTCTGCGTCGAGCACCACCGCGATGTGCCCGGAGACGCCAACTGCTGAGAAGTAAGAGCTGACGGCCGAACCGCTCAGCCCTTGTGGTCCGGGTGGCCCGTGTGGTCCCTGCTCACTGATCTCCAGGAGTTCGATGGGCGCGCTGCATATCTCGATTAGCATTTCGTCGTCGTCCTGACTGACCAGCAAAGGCTGGTCTGTTTTGTCGTGAGGCCCTTGAAGCTGCTGGTTTTCATCTTTTTGGATTCTAACTTAGATGTAAGAGTGCCGGAGGGTTGGGAAACCCGGCACTTACGGGCTTGCAGCCACACCCTCCGGTGGTGTCCAGGTACGACCCTGGGCTGCGTAATTGCGGCTGAAGCGGTCCAGGTCCGCACGGGTTGGGTCCGCTTCAGTCCTCAAAAAGAAGGATGGGCCGGTAGTTGTTGACGACCGTCGTCCCCCCACCTCCCGTGGCCAGGGCGTCCGCAAGGGCACGGGAGTAGATCAGTTGTCGGGTGAGCGCGTCTGATAGTGGCACAGAGTCAGCCAACTGGCGCGTGATGGTGACCCCTCGCGCGATGATGTCCGTCACTTGCACCGCATCCGACAAAGCCCGGTTGGCTACGAACTTGCGCGTCACGGAGTCGGTCACCGGAGTGGTGCTGTCCGAGATTGATCTTCGGTAGGTTCCAGTCCGGGTGATGGAGTCGGCGGCAGCCACGGAGTCGGAGAGCGTGCGCCCCACCGAGGTACGCCGAGCCAAAGTCTCACTTACAGGTACCGCCTCATTCAACTGCTTGACGAAGTTGGCCACGTAGGTGATTCCGCTGGAGGTCGCACGAATGGCGGTATCTGAGTTGGTGGAGAAACTGGCAGTGGAGCCCGTTACCGAGACTGCATAGGTGTCTACGTGCATCTCAAGCCACAGCACTTCCCCGGGGCCGAAAGTCACTGCGGGCGTGTTGACCGTGATGGGGAAAGCCGTCTTGGTGACTGTGACGGATACGCCTGCGATGGTCCCTCGGCCTAGCTCCTGGTAAAAGATGGTGCCTGTGGCATCCGCCCGAAAGAGCATGACAGTGGGGATGATAGTCTGGTCCGCAGAAGTCAGGGCCGTGTCCCGCTGAGCCACCATCTGAACCGTGAACGTCCCGGCTGACATGGTAAAGCCGTCGGTATTGAGGGGCACCAGCGTGTTGGGGTTCGAGGGCACCAGCGCCCAGCCTATCCCCGAAGCGGTCCCCACTGCCCTGAGCGCCGACGCCACAGCCACAGCCTCGGGGGTGACGTAGTAGGCCTGGGAGGCGACCTGGGTGACCGCGGGCCCTTTGGTAGCCAGACTGTCCGTGGTGCCCGGAGAGGTGTTGGTGAGCCTGCGCTTACTCGTCCCGTTGTGCTGGACGGTGGAGGTGTAGAGCGCAGTCGGGAAAGCGCGAGGCATGGCTTAGAACGTCTGGGTCCAAGTGATGGCGATACTGTCCGAGGGGACCAGTGTCGGCGGGTTGGGCATAGCCGTCTCCAGCACCAGGACACCCGCTGTGGACAGGTTGAACAGCCCGGCCTTGTTGATCGTGTTGCTGGCCCCATCATTGGAGTTGGCCGTGAAGGTCTTGGTGACCGTGGTGGTCCCCGTGCCAGCCGTGTGGGCGTAACTGCCAACTACCCGGTTCAAGCCCCCACTGGCCGCGACGAACTCACCCGTCAGGGCAGTGTCCCCGACTGCCGGGGCTACGGCGTTGGCCGTCAGGGCGATGTAGTTGGCGCCGTTGGTCCCCGGTGTGGTCGAGAACATTTGGGCGGCTTGGAAGTCTTTTCCGGCGGCGGTGATCATGCGACTACTCCAGTGAAGGGGACGTTACCAAACTCTTCGCAGAGAACCAGGGCGAGGCTCATCATGTCTTCGCTGCAGCCGACGGAGCTGGGGGCCGTGTCGTGGGAGTGCAGGCCCCAGATGGTCTGAATCTCAGAGACAGCCTGGATCAGTGAGCTGTCCGGCGACACGGCGATGGTGGTCATCGTCTCAAAGGGTTTTTGAGAGGCGGTCAGGACGGGATCAGCACCCAGCTTTCCGGGGCGGTACATCTTCGGAGCAACATTGCCCAGGTAGATCATGCGGTTCATTAGATTTCCTCGATTCTGAAAGTGCAGGCCACGTTGCCGGCTTGGGAGAGGTTGACGATCAGCGCGCCATTGATGGGGCCGGTATCAACCTGCTTCTTGCTGATGCCGTAAGTGATGTATTTGGTCTGAGCGCCCAGCCGGATGGTGATTCGGGCAGGGTTCGCGGAAGCGGGGTCATTGAGGGCATACGTCCAGCGCAGCCTGATCCGCTTGCCCACAGCGGGAGAGAACACTGTGGTGTCCCCAGCAGCGGTCACAAGGGCCGTGACGGGGGTGAACTCCGCTTGTTGGGCCACCTCGGTCAGGACAGACTGCAGAGTCGCGTCCAGGGCGATATTGCCGAATACGTTCTTGAGTGTCATGGTTGGCCATCCTCGACCCAGAGCGCCATGCCCCCAGGCACTTGGTAGTTAGTCTGTAGCCACATGTAGTTGCCAACATGGGTAGGCGCGGAATCCTGAACGAACAGGTTCCCGCGATTCTCCACTTCGGTCAGCCGAGCGCGGGCAGATTTGACATCCGCCCCGATGGCGGACACCACCGCGACGATTCGGCCTTCCAGTGACATGCTTAGGCCTTAGCGGCGGCGTAAGAGAGGGTCAAGTCCCGCTCGGTGTCGCCCAACGCCACGTTGGTGGCGTTGGCGGTGCTCTGCGCTGCATCAGCTGAATTTTGAGCCGTCGTCACGCTGGCCGTTGAGGCCGCACCGATGTTGCTGCGGGCCATGGCCTGCTGGGGGCTGGTCAGGGTCTGCACCGCGTCGTAGCGCACGCGGTTGGCGATCTCACCCGCAATGGTGGTGGCAAAGCTTGGGTCATTACCCAGAGCAGCCGCCAATTCTTGCAGAGTGTCCAGAGCAGCACTGGCACCGTTGACCAGGCTGTCACGGACGGCGACTTTGGCCGCTTCGATGCTGTCGTAAATTTTGTCGGCGGACCAAGTGACCGTGGTGGCACCGTTGGTGGCCATGTCGTTGATCTGGGCACCCGCGCCGGCCAGAGCGGCATGCAGTTCGTTGATGGCCGACACCAGACTGTTTTTGGCAGTCGTGGTCAGGGTGGACAGCGTGCCCTGGTTGATGGTTAGGGTCTTGATGTCCGTGCCGATGGCTTGGGCAAGGGCGATGATGCGGAGTTCTAATGACATGGTGGTCCTTCGGGTGAGTTAAGATTTTGCGAGGATGTAATAGGCGAGCGGGTCAGAGACGAAGTCGACACCGGGGTCGCCTTTTTCGCCTTTGATCCCCTGCTCGCCCTGGATACCGGGTGGGCCTTGTTCGGTGGATTCAAGGAGTTCGGGGGGCGCTTCAGTCGTCTCGGCCAGCAGCTCATCTTGGCCGCCCAGCAGGAGCTGGTCTGTATCGTCAGCAGCCCCATCAGACACGTGTCACGCCTGGGGTGATGGTGGCTGTGCCGTGCAGTAGGCGGCGCTTGGTGCCGTCAGGAAACAGAATCATCAGGTCGTAGACGCCTGTCTTCCAGGTCGCTGCTGCCGTCTCTTCGTCCTGCATGACCAGCTCGACGGTGCCGGTGGCGCCGCCCAGAAGGAGGTTGCCCACAGCCGTACTGAATGTGTGCAGCACGACCTCGGAGTTCAACTGACTGCGCACCTGGGCGATGGCGGTGCAGCCGGTTAGGTTGGCGGGGATACCTGCAGGCTTCCAGATGACGCGCTTAAGGAAGCTGCCCCCCTGGTCCATCTGCAAGTTGACTTTAAAAGAAGCCATCAGATTCCTCCGTAGACGACGGTGCCCACCACATGGGAGGCACGGCTCTGTTCGTTGAGGGCCTTGGCGCAGTACGCGTCCCACTTGGCCCGGTATTTGTCGGAGGCTTGCGGGTTGAAGACCTCGGTGTCCTGGACGTCGTAGGCTTTGTGCTTGACCCAGAGCAACAGCGGCAGCACGTGCTGGGCGTCAATCTCAAACTCGTCGCCCGCCGCGACGTCCACCGGCAGGCGGAACACCGAGAGGTTGATGGTCTGGACCTGGTTGGGCTTGGGCCATGCGCGCAGCACGTTCTTCTCCAGGCCGGTCACGAGTGCCTTGATCGGCCCGACGGAGCCGTCAAAGCGGATGTATTGGCTGGCCGTCTTCTCAGCAGGCACCATGGCCACGTCGCGGCCTGTGGCCTGCTCGGTGGCGCCTCGGATCTTGAGGACGCGGGCGTCAAGGTCGTACCACTCGGTACCAGCGACAGTCGTGATTAAAAAGTTGCGGGCGTCGGCGATGCCGTAGGTGTCCCGGCAGAACTGCTTCTGGGCGTCGTCGATGTAGCGGTAGATCAGCGCGTTGGACCAGAGGTAGGGTGCTGCGAGATCAAAAACTTCCTCGCGAAAAACCCCGAGCAGTTCTGTGGTGTTCATTTAGACAGCCTTTGTTTCCTGAAACTTTTGCCAGACCAGGTCGCGCTCTTTGTTGTCGATGGCAGCCCAGCCCAGCTCTTTGGCCAGCACGGCGCCGTGGGGCGCGCCCGTGCCCGCGAAGTCACCGCGCTTGCCGCGCAGGATGACCTTCTCGAAGGCTGCGAACAGCGCAGCGTTGCGCTCGTCGGGCAGAGTGGGTTCTTTGGGGGAGCCATCGTCTTCGGGCTCGGGGATCTCTTCGGCAGGGCTGACACCAACGGCAATCAGCTCTGCATGCATTTGGGGTGGGCAGTAGGTGGGCACGTTCTTCTCGAACTCGACCGAGCGGCCGGACTTGGAGACGACCGTCATCTTGCGGGGGGCGATGTAGTTCATGGTGCGTGGGGGTTAGGTTGATGAGAGGGCGAGGCCTTGTGAGCCTCGCCTGCCGGGTCAGCGTTTAGCTGATTTGGACTTCAGACGTGCGCGCGTCAATCGTGTACTGGACACGGACGCGGAGCTTGCCCGCTGTGGCGGTAGGGGTCACACCCGCCGTGGTCAAGCGCACGTTCTGGCCGTTGGATGCCAGCAGCGGTGCTGTCAGCAACAGCGCCGTGCGGGAGCCTGCCGTCGCAGCGTCCAGGTCGAACGCACTGAGCAAGGCGCTGACGGAGCCAGCGGTGCCAAGGTTCAGTGTGGCGCCGATGCCGATGCCGACGAAGGCGGTCTCGACGATGACTTCACCACCGATGATCACCGCGCCGACAGGCAACGGGATGCAGTCGAACACCACACCGGTGCCTGCGGTCAGGCCGGGCTCCAGGGGGTCGGTCGAGTTGGCGACGGGCGAGCCGAAGGTCTTCTTGACCATGTCGACGGCGTCCACCACGAACTCGTTAAAGCTGATGGTGAACTCAGCGGCCAGGGGGTACTGGGCAGTACGGGATGCGAGCTTTTTCATAGCTGTTCTTTCTTAGACGTTAGATTACTGGGCCACGTAGCAGGACACCACGCCGAAGTCTTCGACGGCATTGCCTTCGTAGATGTTGCCGAACTTGGGCTTCAGGAAACCCAGGATCTTGCCGATGGCAATGGCCTGTGAATTCTTGAAGTCGAAGTCTTCTTCGTTCCACTCCGGTGCGCCCAGGTCGGCCATGCCGAGTGCTTGTGCGCCGCAGAACAGGATCTGGCAGCCGTCCACGGTGCCGGAGGCGCCGTACTTGCCCGCGGCCAAGCCGGAGGTGTTGGGTACGTGACGGAACTCGTGCAAGTAGATGCCGTCGATCTTGACGGTGTCACCGCTGAACAACTTGTCGTTGGTGCCCGAGTTCTGGCTGTAACGCAAGTTGGCGTTGTAGTCAGGGTCTTGCTTCAGCTTGGCCATGGCCTGGGGTGTCAGGAAAGCATGGAATGCCTCCTGACCGCCCTCGCCGCCTGTGCCACGGATGTAGCGGTCTTTGCAATAGGCCTTCAACTGAACGAACAACTTCCAGCCTGGGAAGTCAGTAGCCACCACGGCAGCGGAGGTGTTGGCACCCGATGTGCTGGTCTTCAACACGCCGGCTGTGGCATCCCAGCGCGTCATGCGGCGAGTGGAAGGAGCGGTGATGTCCTGTGCGAACTCCAGGTACTGGAGGTCGGAGCCGACACGGTTCGCACCGTTGGGCTTGAACTGGAAGCCGATGCCAGCCAGCGTCTGGAACGCCATCTGGTCGATACGGTCTGCGAGCCAGTAGCTCAGCACATTCTTGGAGTTGTCACGGAAGCTGACGACTGACTTTTGGTCGGCCATTTTCCCCTCGTGGCGGTTGGCGTGGCGCAACTGGTCGATACGGATGACCTGCTCGAACGTCTGCATGCCCTCTTCGTTACCCACCAGCGTGCGGTCGCCGGCAACGCCGTCGCCTTGGAGGTCGGCCAGCAAAGTGATCACCGCGCGGGCGCCCTTTTCGGACGTCTTCAACTCGGTGATGTGCTGGATCATCGAGTTCGTGCCGGAGCCGAGGAACTTGTTGATGAAGGATTGGTTGCGGGCGTTTTTCCACAGGTCCATACTCCAGATGGTCTTCTGCTCGTTTGTGAGCAAGGAGAAATTTGTCAAAGCCATTTGATGGCTCCTTTCGTAATACATAAAACACACAGCTCTTGCGAGCCCCGTGCCGCGTGTCGTACGACTGACGAATTTTTGGAGGTGCTTTCGTGACCTGCCTACCCGATGTGCGGAATATACCGCAAATCTTATTTAGACGTTAGAGTGAGTGGCGTGGTGTTGGTTGGAACTCGTGGTGTTCACGCTTTGCCCTGAGCCGAGCAGCCTCTGCGCTCTGCCAGTCCGGGAAGTAGCCGAGGTGATGATGCACGCCCCGCACTGACAACCGGGCGCGCCACCGTGCGCCTACTCGCCTTACCCCGGGGCTACCGCTCCGGTTGTCGTTTCTGGTCGCGGCATTCTGGCAGTTCTCCGCCCTGGTCGCTGGGCGCAGGTTCTGCAGGGCGTTGTTTGTCCTGACGCCGTCTCGGTGGTCAAGGTCGGTGGGCGGAAAAACACTATGTGTGTACAACCAGGCGAGCCTATGGTGCAGGTAGTTCTTGCCGCCGATCATCGACGTCGTGTACCCCGTGTTGTTCGGTGAGCCGACGACAGTGCCTACGGGCTTCCTGCCTCTCCCGCTTTTGAGGTTCGTGAATTCACCGGTCGTTGGGTCGTAGGCGAGGAGTTCTTTGAGTCTGGCTTGAGTCAGCATGGCGCACCTATCAGTGTGGCTATCGTTTAGGGGTTTGGGCGGCGGTGATAAGTCGCTTTTCGAGCTGCAGGCTCTAGCCCAACCTTTATTCTAACTTAGACGTTAGAGTGTTCAGGGCGTCTCTACTTGGGTTCGTAAGTCGATGAGATGCTCATCAGTCTTGATCGCGAGCGATCTATATCTTGATTCGCTGTCAAGGAGTAGCTCACTGTAGGTAGCTGATATTGCAGTGCAGGCCTCGAGACTACCGGCAGCGGCGCGCAGGGCGCGGGCGCTCGTGTCGCGCAGCCCGACAAAAGCAAGCTGGCTGGCAGCAGCATCAGCGCGCAGGCGAGCCTCAGATTTTCTTGCCATGACTTGCGCATCCAGTGCTGCGCGACCGCGCGCTTGCTCAAGGCGATGTAGTTCGCGTTGAGCAAGCGCTGCTTGCTCGACTG